CCATTTTTTCAACGCTAACTCAGGAAAAGCCAATGCCCGCTAAAAAGCAGCGGATCGACAGCGCGCCAGCGGCGGTCAAGGTCATGGCGTCGGCGTTTGGGGAGCTTGAACCGCCCGAGCACGCGCCGCTTCCGGAAGCGGCGATGCCCTTCTGGCGTTCGATCATTCGCGGGCGCACGCGCGAGGAATGGGAGGCGACTCCGGCGCTGATGGTCACGGCCTCTTCGCTGGCGTGGACGCAATGGCAGTCGGTGAAGATCAGGGGCGAAATTGAGCTTGCAGCCGAGGTGGACGCAAAGGCAGTCAAGCGCCTGGATGATCTGAACCGGCTAGAGATGGCCTATCTTAGAACGCTTCAGCAACATGGTCGCGGTGCCGAGGGTGAGGCCAGGGACGTGTCGAAGCGCCGGTCGATTGCTACCGCAATCGTTCGGGACAATCCTCTGGCCGATGAGTTGCTGGCGAGACCGGCCTTTAACTGATGACCCGTGGCGAGAAGGTTTGCGCCTTCATCGAGCGGTTTTGCCGGGTTCCTGAAGGAACGCACGTTGGGGAGCCGATCAGGCTTGCCGAGTTCCAGCGCAAGTTCATCATCGATATTTACGATAACCCCGCTGGAACGCGTCGGGCGTATCTTGCGATAGCAAGGAAGAACGGCAAGTCTTCGCTGATCGCCTGCTTGCTCTTGGCTCATCTGGTGGGGCCGGAGGCGGTGTTGAACAGCCAGCTTGTTTCGGGCGCTCGGTCGCGTGACCAGGCGGCGCTAGTTTTTGCGCTGGCGAGCAAGATGGTCGAGCTTTCGCCTGAACTCAGGAAGATCGTTCGGATCATTCCGTCGGGCAAAAGGCTGATCGGCCTTCCGATGAACACGGAGTTTCGGGCGCTGGCGGCTGACGGCACGACCGCCCACGGCCTTAGCCCTGTGCTCGCCATTCTAGACGAGGTTGGGCAGGTTCGCGGACCGCAGGACGACTTTATTGACGCGATAACCACGTCACAGGGTGCGCACGAAAGGCCCTTGTTGATTGCGATTTCGACGCAGGCCCCGACTGATGCGGATCTGTTTTCGATATGGCTGGACGATGCCGAGAGGTCGCAAGACCCGTCGATTGTCAGCCACGTCTATACGGCCCCCGAGGGCTGCGAGTTGACCGATGAGGCCGCATGGATGGCCGCCAACCCTGCCCTTGGACTATTCCGGTCAAGGCGGGACGTGGAGGAGCAGGCAGCGCAGGCGGTTAGGATGCCGTCCGCTGAAAACACGTTCCGCGTGCTTACGCTTAACCAGCGCGTCAACATGGTCGCGGCGTTTGTTTCTCCGGGCGTATGGAAGGCCGGGAACGGCGCGCCCGGAGAGCTTGTCGGGGTTGTTTACGGCGGCCTCGATCTTTCGGCCACGACCGACCTCACGGCGCTTGTCCTGACGTGCAGGGGTGGCGGGATCGTTCACGTTCACCCGTTCTTCTGGATGCCGATTGAAAACGTCACCGAGGCGTCTCGGCGGGACAAGGCCCCTTATGGAGATTGGGTGCGTGCCGGGCTTTTGCGGACCACTCCGGGCAAGGTCATCGACTATGATTTCGTCGCCCGCGACATCGGCGAGATCACGTCGGGGCTTTCGATAGCTAAGATCGGCTTTGACCGCTGGCGCATGGACCGGATGCAGCAGGCCCTTGCGAGGCAGGGCGTCGAGCTTCCGCTGGAGCCGTTTGGCCAGGGCTATATGAGTATGTCTCCGGCGCTCGACGCGCTGGAGGCGGATTTGCTGAAAGAGTGCATCCGCCACGGCGGGCATCCGGTTCTTGCGATGTGTGCGGCCAATGCCGTGTCCGTAGCGGACCCAGCAGGAAACAGGAAGCTAGACAAGGCAAAAGCGACGGGCCGCATTGATGGCATGGTCGCGCTGGCAATGGCGGAAGGGGTAGAGGCGATGATGCAGGAGATCACACCCGTTTCGCCTTGGGACGATCCGAACTTTAGCCTGGTGGCCGCCTGATGGGGTTCTGGACTCGCGCCCTCGGGCTTGAAAGGCGGGATTCGCCGGAAAGCATAAAGTCTTCGGCGACGGCTGCGGAAATCTTCGCCTTTTTCGGCCTTGATGACCGGATGCTCCCAGCGGTCACGGCGGACAGCGCGATGAAGGTTCCGGCCTATGCGGCGGCGAGGACGTTCCTCGCCTCATCTCTCGCCAATCTTCCGCTCCACGCCTACCGGAAGGATGGCGATGCGACCAAGCGCGTCGGCGGTTCGCTTCAGCGGATATTGAACGAGGCCCCGAACGCGGAATGGTCGAGCTTCGCGTCTCGCAAGTATTTCTGGTCCGGTGTATTCGGCGAGCGCGGTCGCGGGCTGCTCTATATTGAGCGTTCGGTGCGCGATCCGGTTGCGCTGTGGCCTATGGACCCGACGAAGACCACTGTTCGCCGGGTTGGGACTAAGCGAGTCTATGAGTGGAACGATTCCGGCGTCAAGCGTGTGTATGACGCGACCGACGTTATCGACGTTCCGTTTCTACTGAAGGCGGACCAGATTTCGACCTATTCGCCGCTATCGAACGGCGAGCGCACTATCCAGCTTGCGCTTTCGATGAACGAATATGGCAGCGGGTTTTTCAGCGGTGGCGGCGTTCCGCCGCTGGCGCTTGTCGGGCCGATGCCCGCTGGTCCGGACGCCATGCGCCGCGCCATCGCGGATGTGCAGCGGGCGATTGACGAGGCCCGCAAGTCAGGCAAGCCGATTGTCAACATCCCGCCGGGCTATGAGTTGAAGCCGGTCGGTTTTGACCCTGAAAAGGGCCAGATGACAAACGCGATGCGGTTTATCATCGAGGAAATTGCGCGGATTTTCAATCTTCCTCCGGTTTTCCTGCAAGATTTGACGCACGGCACGTTCAGCAACACCGAACAGCAGGACTTGCATCTTGTTAAGCACCTGATCGCGCAATGGGCCAAGGCGTTCGAGGACGAATTAAACCTCAAGCTGTTCGGTGCGGAGAACAATCGCCGCTGGTGCGAGCATTCCCTCGACGGGCTGATGCGCGGCGACTTCAAGAGCCGCATCGAGGGCATGGCGAGGGGCGTCCAGACGGCGCTTCTGACTCCGAACGAGGCCCGCGCGCTCGATAACCGCGAGGCGAAGCCTGAGGGCGACAAACTTTATATCCAGGGGGCGACTGTTCCGCTCGGAAGCCAGCCGACAGAAGCGCCGCAAGGGGGGAACGATGCAGATGGAGCGTAGGGCGCTTGCGACGCCACCGGAACTCAGGGCCGGGGACAATGGCAAGAAAATCGCGGGTTACGCCGCCGTTTTCAATCAGGAGACCACAATCGGTTCATTCCGCGAGGTGATTGCGCCGGGGGCGTTCAAAGATACGCTTGGCGGCGACATTCGCGCCTTGGTGGACCATGACACGGGGCGGGTTATTGGCCGCTCAAAGGCCGGGACGCTTCGACTTGACGAAGACGAAAACGGGCTGGCGGTCGAGATCGATCTTCCTGACACGACCGACGGGCGCGATCTCGCGGTCAGTCTGGAGCGCGGCGATATTTCCGGAATGAGCTTCGGCTTCCGGGTGACAAAGGACGAGTGGGACGAGACTGAGGATGTCCCGCTTCGCACGATCCGCGCAGTTGAGTTGTTCGAGGTCTCCGCAGTCGCCTTCCCGGCTTACGGCGGGACTGAGTTAGCGATGCGCTCGCGTGAAAAGGCTGAGGCCGAGCGCGTGAAGCGCGAAGAGGAATCGAAGAAGCGGGTTCACGGCTATTTCCGCCGCAAGGCCGAGACGGAGCACAAGGCCCGCAAAATCTGACCAGTTTCCCGGCGACCGCCGGAGGCCCGTAGGGGGCTTATCCCCTGCATCGGTAAGCCCGCCATCGTGGCGGGTTTTTTCATATCAGGAGCAACGAAGATGAATCTTGCAGAAATGCAGGACAAGCGCGGTCGTCTGGTAACTCAGGCCCGCGAGGCCCTTGAAGAGATTAAGGGCAACACTGACGAGAGCCGCGCTGCGGAACTCGAACAGCGCCACGACACGATCATGGGTGAGCTTGACAGGCTCGACTCGCAGATCGAGCGCGAGGAGCGGATTGTCCAGATCGAACGCGAGGTCGAAGAGGCCCGCGCAGCCAAGCGTCCGGTCAACCGCGACGGCGAGGAGCGCAAGGGCGAGGACCACCCCTCCTATCGCGAGGTGTTCCACAAGTTCCTTCGCAACGGCGCCGATCTTGCGGACCTGTCCACGGACGAGCGCAAGATTCTTCGCGCTGGCGTTCCGGCGGAAGGTGCTGAGTTCCGTATCCAGTCCACTTCGGCGGCGGCTGGCGGTTACACCGTCCCCGTCGAGCTGATGAACGAGATCGTCAAGTCGATGGCCGCAACCGGCCCTATGTATGATCCGGGCATCACCCGCGAGCTGAGCACCGCCTCGGGCAATCAGATCAACATCCCGACTGTTGACGACACGGCGAAGTCGGCTGCCCTCCACACCGAGGGCGCGGCCCTGACCGATGACGGCTCTGAGGACGTTGTGTTCGGTCAGAAGCGGCTCGACGCCTATGTCTATGACACGGAGTTCGTCCGCTGGTCTATGGAACTCGGCCAGGACTCGATCTTCAACGTCGAGGCCCTGCTTGGCGAACTCCTTGGCGAGCGCCTTGGCCGCCGTGCGAACACCGTTCTTACTACTGGCACGGGTTCTTCGCAGCCGAATGGCGTTGTTACCGCTTCGTCGGCGGGCGTAACCGCAGCTGCGGTTGCGGCGGTCACTTGCGATGAACTGCTCGACCTCGTTCACGCGGTCGATCCGGCGTATCGCAACGGCCCCAAGGTCCGGTTCATGTTCAATGACTCGGTGCTGAAGGCGATCCGCAAGCTGAAGGACGGCAACGGTCAGTATATCTGGCAGATGGGCAACATCCAGAACGGAGCGCCCGCGAACCTGCTCGGTTACGGCTACAGCATCAACCAGGCGATGGCGTCGCTTGCGACCGGCAACAAGACGGTCCTGT